ACCGGTCCAGAAGCTCTCTTCCAAGAAGCAGAGCCAGTTGCTGGTGCTAGAAATGCTGGTGCGTTTGACGGACCTGGTGGTTATGATATTCTGGGTAAAGATAACACTGGTGTTGCTCCATTCAACTCAGGAACTAGAAGCTCTACTGGTCTTACTGGTGCAAAATACGACTTCCGTGGTATGAGCACTGCTACTGCTGAGGCTCTCGGTTCTGCATCTGGTGTCACCTTCTCCGATATGGCATTCGATATTGATAGA